CTCATCTTGTTAGGTGTGATATCCCAAGCAAAGCCCTGCGCTTGTAGTGTCTTGCTGATTGTGCTGCCTTCTTGAGTCACATTAGTGATTGCCAAGTTGTCAAAGTAGTCCAAGCCAATCATTGTGTCAGTTGGGACTGTTGGATCTAAGAGATCAACGGTCATCTCGTCAATACGAATTGTGGTCTCTTTGCGGGTGTTCACATAGTTTGCAGCCGCCCCTGCTACCTGAGTGTCTGTCTCAGCTACAAGGTTCTCCTGTGTCAAAGAGTGAGGAAAATACTTGTCGATAGAAGCCTGAGAGATGACGTTCTGGGCTGTGCCACCTACGCGGTTGAACTTCACATCGTTGATAATTAGCTTGTCATCAAAGGCGTACTTAAGGTTCTTGTATGGGATACCTGAAGTCTGGTTAAAGGCTGTGGCTGTATTGGCTAGAGTCTTTGTGACTTGGCTGCGAGACTTGAAGATAGCCGTACCGTCTGGGCTCATGTAAAACGCGCCTAGACCTTCTGAGAACTCTACGTTCTTGACTGCTTCAAGGGTTGTGCGAATAGTCGCTGGGTCTGCTAAGCAGGTTGCGTCTCCTGTTGCTATGGATCGCATAGAGACTGGCCATTGAACGTCATCGAGAATCTTGCCAATGCGTGTGCCCGTTGGCTGGCCTGCTGGAGTTGTAGGTACTGTGCCTACGTTAGCCATCTGGAGAAGGCGAAAGCCATCTGTGCAAAGGATATCAACATAGGCAGTCTCCTGCCCTTGAGGAAAGTAATACTTGTAGTCATTGACATAACCAGAGAATAAGAAGTGCTGGGCTGTTGTAGTTGTAGCTGCGACACGCAACTTACGCAACGGCACAAGGTAAGGGTAATAAGGCGATGACGTGTTCTGTGGGTTGAAGTCACCATTAGGGTCTAATACCCGTATAACAGCAGTGCCTGCCTCATAAAGGTCTTGGTTGATGTTTCTGCCTCTGCGTGTGTCTATCTTAATTGTTTGTGATGTTACGTCAGCAATGAGTGCTGGTGTCGTACTTGCGCCTAAAGTTCCTATGCCACCAAGTTTGCCGTAAAGCGGATCACCAATAGTAAATGGGACACCAAATATCGGGCCATCTGAAAAGTTGATAGTTACGGTAAGGGTTGCTGGCAAGGCCATTAGAGAACCCTAACGCCAGACCAACTACCGCCAGAACCGCCTGATTGAGAAGATGTTTCTAAAGATGCACCTAGCATTGTTGCAAGGTCGCGCTCTGTAATGACGTTACCTTGTGGATAGATATTGACTACTGTTGGTAGGTTGCTGGCAATGCCACCAGCTTGTCCTTGGTAGGCGCTAGCATATTGTTCGCCTACCGCGCTAGCCATTGGATTATTTGTCATTGGAGTAGTAACTGGTGCGCTAGGTGGCGATGGTTGCCCTTGAACAGGAATGCCCAGTTTAGCAATCTGCGCTGCTATCTTTTCTAGGTAATCTAACCATTCAGTAAATGGATTCTTAGCGCTAGGCAAGTTCTTCAAATAGATAGATAATTCTTTAGTCTTGCCTTGGACATTGGCAAGTTCATTGGCAACACGCATCACTTCATCTGCGTTGCCACCGATAAGTGCCATCTGTAGTTCCAGGCGCTTACGATCTTCTTCTGATACTTTGCCTTTGAGTGCTGCAACAATCTGAATCTGTGCAAGGTCAAAGATGGCTGATGCCTTTTTGAGCAGAGCGTTATCTTTAGCAAGTTTCAGAGCAGCTTTATTAGCTGCTGCTATCTGGTCAGCACGCTTCTTGGCATCCCTTTCAGCTTTATCAGCAGCTGCTTTATTAGATGCAGTTAGATCCTGATTGGAAAGAGTGGTACTCATACCACGAGGCTTATTGAGACCTTTGATTTCTTTGATAAGTTCAACAGCCCTTTGAGGACTAAATCTGCCTAAGACGTTTCCACCGAAACCAAAGATTGCTCCAAGGATTCCAGCACCAGGAATGGACGCAAGTTCTCCCTTTAGATAAACGATTGAATCAATAAAGTTAGCAGTTGAAGCTGCTGCGTTCTCAATCGATAGACCAAGAGTGTCCACTGACTTATCACCAGATAATGACTGCAATGCACCAATAAGAGACTTACCAATTACCTCAGATGCATTCTCTGATGCAATAGATAGTTTACCAATTTGCGCTGCATAAGTCGCTGCTGCAATCTTGGCTTGTCCTGCAAAAAGTTGTGTGAGTCTCTTTTGTATATCTTCAAAAGTAGAACTAGCAAGTTCTGCTTTAGTAAATCCTAAATTGAGAGCGCGTAAGCCTTTAGTATTTCCTACATATGCCTGACTCAAGGCTTGGCTCACCGAAACCACGTCAATACCCGTCGCAGCTGCGACATCGAGACTTTGGTTTAGAATCTCTTGTGATTTAGTAAGTGAGCCAGTGGTTTGAAGAATCTTCACATAAGCAGGTTGCAACTGGTCACGATTGATTCCAGTGATTCTTTCAAGAGTGTTTAGATAAGCCTCAGCAGCGCCTGAGCCATATTGCAATCCAAGGTTCTTGACGCTCTGTGCCAGACGAGCAGTTTCTGCTTGTTGCTCACCAAATGCTTTTACTGCTTTGCTAGAATACTGAAGTAGCGCCCTAGCCCCGAAGGTAACTCCGAATGCATAACCAAGTTTCTTGACACTGCTTTGAAGTTTGCTTGTGGCAGTTTGTGCAGCTGTGAAGCCTTTCTTACCAGTGAACTCTGCTGCAATATCAATGACTACATTGCTCATGCTGTCCTCTTTACATCTACGATGGCTGTACGAGCTTTGAACTTAGCGTCTGTGAGTTCGATGGCTTTGAATATAGCCACGATCTGTTTTCCTTGGTCTGCTTCCCAAGCGCGATAAATCAAACGACCGCGCATATCTTCGTTCGCTTTTTTTGTACCATAGAGTTTGCCTTGGCGCTGTGTAAAGTTACGGCCAGCATCAGGATTAGTTGAATGCGAGTAACTATTACTTCCAGCACCCTTACCAACCCAAGGCTGACCATTAGGGTTCTTGCGACCAGCAGTTTCATAAATAGCACCAACGGCTGAGTTATTCTTAATACGAAAGAGAGAACGGAATCCACGAGCATTAGGCTTGCTGTATCCAGTGCGAGTCACAATACCAGCTTTGATAACTTGAGCATTGTAAAGTGGAAATAAACGTACACGACCTTCAGTATTGAATTGACGAAAGGCTGAATTGCGTTTAGTTATCTTGCGACCTTTAGACTTTTCATCCCAGCCATAGAGATTGCCTGGTGGTGTCGAAGGAACGAATCCGCGAGCATCTGATTGAAGAACTTTGAGAGATGCGCCTATTTCCTTGGTTAGTTCTTTAGCCAAGTCAGGAGCATACGCATTGAGAGCTTTACGGAGTTCAATTACGCCTTTGACGCTTACTGGCATCGTTGATCTCCTTTGCTCTGTCTTTGAGTCCATCCAGCATTGCCTTGAACATTGCCGAATCTAACTCAATCAAATGTTGTGGCGCGATTCCTGTCTCAATACTCAAACGAGCAACGAGATAGGTGAAGGAATCACGCCCTAGTCCAAAGGGTCGTCATCGAGAACTTCCACTCTCACGAGTGTGTCCACGAAGTCATCCAATGGTTTTACCGTTTCACCCGAACGTCTAATACATTCCCAAGCAAGCCAATAGACATCAGACTGCTTCTCATCGTCACGAAAGGCCTTGTGAAAGCCTTTCTTTGCGTAACGTTCAAAAGCCATCTCAATTGCTGGAGTTACCTGATGCTCAGATACTTCTCCACCAACTCTTGTTATCTTTAGTTTTGCCATTGCTTTAGCCCTTGTCTCTTAGATTATGAAGTGGTAATTGCTACTGTGCCGTTGACGTTCCATGTTACAGATTGTGTACCAAGATCGCTAACTGCACCGTTGATGTCTGTTGTTCCATTGACAAGACATGACATTGTGTAAAGTGGGTTTGTTGCAGATGTTGCAGCTGATGTCTGCTTGAAAGTAACTGCTGTTGATGCACCCCATGCAGCTTGAAGAGTTGCAAGAACCTTCGCTGCAGCTGTGTCATTGAAGAAGTCAATTGTTACAGATGATGCTTCAAGACCCTTGACAAACTTGTGTCCTGAGTCTCCCATTGCTGTTACTTCAAGTTCATCAAATTGACGGTTGAGAGTTACGCTTGAAACGTAAGCGCTTAGATCGACCGCATTGACGGTGACTACTACGCCATTATTTAGAAATACGGCCATCTTTTATTCCTCATCTTTCTTAGTAGGTTTTGGTGCTGGTGTTGCTGGTGCAGTTTGCCCGATTTTCTCGAGAAAGGCTGCGGTTTCTTTTTCCCAATCGGACATAACTAACTCCAACTCGTAAGGATTGATACGGACATTTCACATGTAAGCAAGTCACCAGATGCAGCGTTGAGAACGCTTGGTGCAGAGACTGTGCCTACATTGAAAACTATTGATGATGCAGCTAATAGACCAAATGCTTTGACTACAAAATCCTCAATGCCATTTAGGTTTCCTTCATTGTCAAACAATGGACAAGTCAGCATTACCTTGAAGTTAGCCATCGGTGATATTGAAGTCTGTGAATTATTTGTAGGCGTGATATATGGATCATCAGGGCTGACGATGCAACTGTTTGCCAATATCGTTGCCGGTGGGAATGCAAAGGTTTGCCAGCGAGTGTTATCTACTAAAGCAGTGGCAAGTGTTGTCCGAAGAGTAGTTATCGCTGGTGTAGGCATTTATCCGACCATACTGCGAGGATCTGTGGCATGACTAATGAGGCCTCTAATTTTGGCAAGAAGGCTGTTTGACATGCGCCATGGTGAGGCACTTCCATCTATTGCAACGCCACCTGATGAAGGGACGGCTCTGGCCTGAAATATATCTACTGAAAGCATAAGTGATGCTTCTTGGATTGCTGTATCTACAGTCCAGTCAGTTGTTGTATCACCTGTTACTGTGCCGTAAGGTGTAATTGTATTTTTTTCAGTTGCTGATGCAGCTGAAATTGTATAAGTGATGCTCAATTCTGAAACTGCTGTAATTGTCTTTGTGCCATTCCATGCAGAACCACAATTTGTTATTACTACTGAATCTCCAACAATGAAGTCGTGAGCAGTCTCAAAATATAATGTTGCTGTAGTTGTAGTCTTTGAATGTGCTATTGCAAAATCACTTTTGACCCAAAGCATAGGAAGTAGGACTGCATCGGATGCGTCACACACTTCTTGTAATGTTGCGTCACTGTATAACGAACCAACGCCAAGAACCGCTTTGAGTTCTGCAATTGTTGTCAGTGACATGATTTCCTTTCTAAAGACTCAGTGAGGGCAAGGGCTATGCCCCCACTGAGCGACTTAGTTACTTACAGATTATGTAAGATTGTAGCGGCGTACGCCTTTTCCACTCTTGCCAACATAAATTGCAAGGTAGCCATAAAGTGCAATCTGAATTTGACCAGTACCAAGAAGATTAACACGAAGTTCTGTAGCTGGGCTTTCCCATGTATAGACAGAGCCAGGAGCAACGAGGAATGCTGACTCGTCGATAATGCCTGAAACAGAAATGTTGTGATCAACTATGAGGTCAGTTCCAAGAACGTTGCCACGAACTGAGTTTGGTGTAATTTGACCTGATGCATTAACTTGTGGTGATGCAACTGTGTAGAGAGGACGCTTTGAATCATCAACATAACTCATGATTGCAGCCCACTGATCTGTTGAAGCAACCAGTTTGTTAGCATAGTCGCCACCAGTGCCCTTGTAGGCAGCTGCTGCTTCAGTTGAGATAAATGATTGCAATCCTGCTGCTGTTGCAGCAGTTGTTGCAGCTTGTGTTCCTGAAGATGTCCATGCAGCAATAAGTGCGTTATCTGTTGCCTTTTCATAAGCTTTGCGGAGTTCAGCCATCAAAAGCTCCATAAAGGCAGGTGAAGATCTGTCAATGAGCTCAAAAGATACTTCATTTAATCCACTGTACTTTTGTACAGAAATTGTGTCATAGGCTGAGGTCATTCCTGTTTCTGATGTTGCTACAGCTTCATTGATTGCTGCAACTGTTGGTGCAGTGTTTGCTGAAGATGCATTTGTGTAAAGGCGTGGAATTGTGAATGACATTCCAGTGATTCCTGCAAGTGATCCACGAGTAACTGCCTCAAATGCTGGGCGACCTGCGAATGTATCTGTCAAGAATGTATTTAGGTGTGGTGCAAGTGTAAGACCTGTATTTGTTGAAGTTGAATCATCTGCTGCAAGAACAGTGCGACGAGCTGTGTCGTCTCCCATTGCTGCCTTGATGTTTGCTTCGAGATATTGTGCGGATGTTATTGGTGCTACGCGCTCGCGCACGTTTGTAACAGCAACAGTTGGGCGAGCAGCTTCTACAGCCGATGCCTCAACTTCTGGAGCCGCTACTGTCTCAGGAGTGTTCTCCACGATGACTGTCTCGCTTTCTGTTGGTTGGATTTCTACAACTGGGATGATTTCCTCAGCTGCAATTTCAAGCACCTGCGCTGTTTTAAATGCAGGTTCTGTGACTAAACTGACTTCTTTCAATTTAGCCAAACTTACAACAATGTGGCCATCGCGTGACGGCTTTGATTCAATAACTTCAGCACCGACTGAAAGACCACTAACAAGTCCTTCTTGCGCCATAACAAGGGCATCGTTACCACCTGTTGAACGTGAAAGTTTGAATGTAGCATAAATGCCATCTGGTCGAACTGTTGCAGTAACCATGCGACCGACAGGCTTCTTCATGTCGTGTTGCGACAACAATTTGATTTTAGTCGGATCAGAGATTTCAATAGAACCAGCTTCGAATACAACGCCGCCCATATTTGTCTGACCAATTTCGCCGGTTCCCATTGGCACAATCTTGCCTGAGATTTCGCGACGTTCTTCGCTGCACTCAATTGATGAGGCTTCAATAATTAGTTGTTCCATTAGAGTCCTTCACTTCCATTAGGAGTTAGATCGGTCATACCCATTGCCTGTTCAGTTGTAATAAGTCCCAAAGCAAGTAACTTTTCAATAACTTGTAATTCAACAAGTGGGTCGCTTTTTAGGAATGTGTCATAAACTGCAAAGCGCACTTCATGGCCTGTGGTTGAAATATCGTCCATGCTCAAACGAGACTGCACTGCCTGAATGTAAGGCTCGATGGACAATGCATAAAATTGCTTGCGCTCGTCTTGGACGTTGGCATAAGTCATTGTTGTATTCATGTCTGATGACAAGTAATAAGCAGGGACATTAGCCAATCTTGCAATTTGTGTGCTAAGTGTTTGAATTGCTTCGTTATACATCATGTCTTTAGGACTAAATGCCACTGGAGAATAGTCCAAAGTAGATGTGAGATAAGCAGTTGAATTATTTTGACGAGCGCGTTTGAAGGCTGAAAGAAGTCCTTGGACTTCTGCAGGTGGCAGGTCAGCACCAGAGTTCTTTAGATAGCCTGCTGGTTGTGGGTTTGCAGAATTGACGGCAGCTGCGCGTTCGACATCGATTGCAGATTGAATAGTGCGACTGCCGCGTTCTAATATGCCTTCATCAAATCCTTGTATTGTAACGATGTCATTCATTGAAACTGCATTGAGATCAACATAATACTGAGTGACCATGATTCCTTCAAGGTCAGTAGTGAATGTAACGCGAGAGTTAGCAATCCATTCAAAGGCAGCTGGTCGACCGTCCTCGCTGTAGCGTTCCGTTACCAAAAGGTAGGAAACGCCGTAGAACATTAAGGAATCAATTATCCAGCTAAGAGTAATAAATGATGGTTGATTTTTTGAGAGTTGATTAATCCAACGAGGCGCTGCAATTTTTTCACCAGTGGATTTTTTGTAATACTCTAATGGGATTGAGGCAACAGTCCCGCAGATTAGATTTCTAGCTCTTGCTACGCTAGGAACTGACATAGCATCGCGACGTGAAACTTTTGCAAAAATTGCATTGTAAATTGTGGGCATATTTTCGCCCATAATTTGAGGGGCATATTGCGCTTCAACAGTCGCCTTATTATTAGATGATACTGCCCGCGAAAATATACCCATAGACAGAAAGGATACCATTTGTCAAGTTATTAGACAAATTCCTATTGCGTGTCTAAGTATAAATTTGTGGTACAGATTGTGGCTTCATTAGATGGCTTACAACCATTGCAATGGAGATAGGCGCTGATACATCTCCTGCGCTCTTGCGTTTGACAATGCGCCATGCTGAGTCATTGACTTTAGCTGCGCAGTTATTGAATTGCTGAATGAGTTCATCCTGTCCATTGTGAACTACTTTGTGATTGACAAGGCCATCAAGTAGATCACCGCATGCTTGATAGAATTGCTGACCAGAACAGTCAAGCGTCACAACTCCGGCATTGGCAAGGCGTTCAGCAATTGAGGCAGTTGTGTATTTGTCAAACAAGACCATGCGAGGCCGATAGATGTCAGCCCAACCCTTTATACTTGCGGCTATCTTTAGATCATCTACTGAAACTTGTGATTCAAAGGTTTCAAGGATTCCAATAGCAATTTTGCCATCTGGCATCATCTGACCAGCAACTAGCGATGCATTTCTTCTGCTAGGCGATACATCAAAGCCAAACATAGTCAAAGCGCCGGGAGTTATAGTCAATTCGCTATTGCTGGTCTCTTCTAACACTCCATGAGGCCAAGGACTGCTTAGGGAGTCAATCCACTGACATAACGTCTCAGTACGAGTGTTTTCTATTGGTGAAGTAGATATTGCTTCTTCAATGGCTTCTTCTGTGATTGTGTAGCCCAGTGCAGGGTTTGCTTGCGCCCACGCAGCTCTATCGTTTATCTTGCAATACTGAGGCGCTGAGTATTCATAGAATCCGAAAGATTTAGGTGGATGATCTAGCGCTCTTTCTCTTAGATCATTGAGTACCTTGCTAAAAGCATCTCCGGCATTTGACGTTAGCAGAATATGTGAACCAGCATGGGCGCGTGTCGTAGGCATTGCAGCTCTGTACCCTTCTTCGTCAATTTCGCGTAATTCATCGATGAACAATAAGCCATTGACAGTGCGACCACGAGAACCATCACGAGTTGATGCAACAACATCAAGACGAGCGCCAGATAACATCTCGATTGACTCAGTACCGTTTGCGTATCGTATCTGTTTGACGAAGCCCTTTAGATGGTCGTTGGTTTCAATCAGTTGTGTGACTTGTCTAAAGGTATCCAGTGCCATGGATCTATTACTTGACATTATGAGAACGTTTGTCTGCCATTTGATGAGATGCGTCAAAATAAGCATTCGAGCAAGGTGAGTCTTGCCATTCTGTCTAGACATCAACAGCAGGTTGGTCTTGCGTACCCAAAGTCCGGCCTTGTCCACTGTCAGTATGTCTTTTAGCACATATTCCTGCCAAGGCAGCAAGGGAATTTTCACAATCTCGCATAGGTCTTTGACATCTTGTAATTTGTTTTTGCCTGTAAGGAAAGGGCTGTGAAGCCTTGGTTTTGTTGCCCCCAACAGGCGTTTGGACTTCTTGGGTTTAGTCGTCATTAGATCGGGTTAGGTCGGGCAGTAAATGGACTGTCTTGGTGAACCTTTGACCGTGTTAGGGAGGCGGAGACTGG